AAGGACACCTCCGTGGAAATCTTCTTTGGATTAGGGCTATAAAGCGCTCGCCATACATCATGGGCATAAGCCGGCTTAATAAAAAAAGCACTTGCTAAAGCAAGTGCTTTTTTCTGCGTAATAACTACGGCGTTGATACAATTTAATTTTCCCTCTGCGTTTGAACCCACTGGGTTCATCAACGGGTTCATTTGAACCCACCCCGTAAAAGCCGCAGAAACACGGCATTTTCGGCACTTTCCGGCTATTCAAAGCCGAGCCGGGATGCCGTGTCAGAACGGAGGACTTTGTTGTCGAAGGTTTCATTCCGCTCGGAATATCTGTAAAAGGAAAAAGTGTGACTATGATTTTACCCATAAAAAACGAGGGTATTTTCATAGTCACACTTGGTTTTTTCGAAGCATTTATACTGTGATTTTTATGCCGGACTGAAAGATGAATGTCAGCTTCCCGTTGGCGTTTACAACAACCCTGTCGAGCGTTTTTAGCATGAGCGGATAACTGAACTCGTTGATTTTTCCAATCTCATCAATCAGAAGACACATTTCTTCCGCACGGTATCGGACGAGGATGTCCTCGGCATTATCGACCGTTGACCGCAGCGTTGCCTGATAGCGGAGCTTCTTTGCCACGATGAGATTCCACGCTCGGCAGAATGCCTTCTGCGGCAGATCGGTCGGAATGCGGACATCCGTGCAGAGCATCTGCCTTTCCTTCGGCGGCTTACAGTAGCGTTCTCTGTACGCTATCAGTTTCGCCGAGGCATTGTAGTTGAATGTAGCCTTGTGCGGTGGTGTATAGGTTTGCCCCGACACTTCGACTGCCGATTGGGTCTTGTGACTCATACAGCGGTATGCGGCAAGGGGCTTCTTATTGGTAGTCGTATAATGATAATAGTAGTAAGGCTTACCGCAAACTCCACAAAACAGTTTCCCTGTAAACGGATACCGCTCATTCGGTGCCTGCCTGTGCGGTGTGTGTCTCGCCGCAACAGCCTGCGCCAACTTCCATGTCTCTTTATCCACGATCGCCGGAAGGCAGTCTTCTACCAGATATTTCGGCAATTCTCCGTTGTTTCTGACTTGCTGATGTGTGATAGGGTTTGCAATGAATGCCTTTTGAAACAGGCAGTCACCGCAGTATTTCTCATTTCGGATAATGTTCTGAACAGTGGTCTTCGCCCAGGAAGCACCCGGCATTCTGGTCGGCACTTCATCGGCAATGAGCCTGTCGGCAATTTCACAGTAGCTGTAGCCGTCAATGAAGTCCTTGTATATTCGCCGCACCAGTTCAGCTTCATTCTCCACAATGGTCACGATACCCTTGTTCTGCCGAAAACCGTACATCCCGTTGAGTGTGATGCTCCCCGTGATGCCTTGCTCATATCTTCTTCGTTTGCCCCATTTTATATTCTCCGACATCGTCTCAGACTCGGACTCGGCAAACGCAGCCATCAGCGTGAGCATGAGTTCCCCAGAGGATTCGGTGGAGTGGATGTTCTCTTTCTCGAAGAAAACATCAATGCCCAGGGACCGAAGCTCTCGGGTGTAAATAAGCGTATCCACAGTGTTCCTTCCGAACCGGGATACGCTTTTTGTCCGTATGCAATCTATAAGACCGCTCCGGCAGTCCTCGATCATTTTCATAAACTGCGGTCGGCTTTCTGCTTGGGTGCCGGAGAGTCCCTCTTCCGCATAGATGCCGACAAAGACAACGGTATCATCGTTCTCGAATAGGCTGCGGTAGAAATTAATCTGATTTGTCAGACTGTTCAGTTGTTCATCGCTTCGGCTTGAAACCCGGCAGTAGGCGGCGATGCGTTGCTTGCCGGGTTCTTTTCTGTGAGGGGTGATTACAAGCAGATTTTTATCCGTCATTGCCGTCAACCTCCTGCGGCTTATTGCGTTTCGTGTAAGGACGGACACCGTTCTTGATTGGTACAGTCTTTTCGGTCCCGTCACGGAAGGTAAAGGTAATCGTGCAGTCACGATTGACCGTAGCGTAATTGATGACCGCCTGCCATACAAGCGGGTCGAACTTTGCAAGCGGAGCGTCATGCTTCATAAGTTCGTTCAGAAAGCCGGTTATCTGCACACGCTTGGCAGCACAGGCGGCTATCTTCAAATCAAGCTCCTGCTTGAGCCGAGCCATCGTGTCAAGCCGCTCCTCATATTCTTTTAGTTTCTCATGGATATCATCGGCGGTGTCCTGTCGGCTGTAAGTCATCAAAAGGCTTCTTATCAGCGTCTGAACTTCGCCGCAGCCGTTGTTCAAATCCTCAAGCTGTCTGCGATATTCGCTGTCATCGGTAACGGTGTCAATGCAAAGGCGGTAGTTTTCCATGATCTCGTCCCTGTCGGCAATCAGCCCGTTAAACACCTCAACGAAGGTCTCTTCAAGGCTTTCCTCTTTGAGAGTCGGAGTTTCGCAGTATTTCCGCTTTTGGAACTTGGCGTTGCAATGCCAATGCCATGCAGTGTACTTTGTGCTTGAATGCCATATCTTTCTGCCGTAGTATCCGCCGCAATCACCGCAGATGATTCGGCTTGAGAAAATGGACACACATTGCATATTGCTTCCGGCTTCCCGTCGGCGGCGCATTTCCTCCTGCACCATCTGGTAGGTTTCTGGGGAAACGATAGGCTCATGGTCTTTTTCAATGTAGTACATGGGCAGTTCGCCCGTGTTGGGCCGCTTCTCTTTCGTAAGGTACGATACCGTTATTTCTTTCTGAAGTATGGCTGCTCCGTAATACTTCTCATTTTTCAGAATGTTCAGCACCGTGGAAGCCTGCCACACCTTCTTGTGACCGGGCGTTTCAATGCCGTCAGCGGTCAGCCCTTTCGCAATGCCGCCAGGAGTTTTACCGGCGAGGAACTCCGCATAAATTCTTCGCACGATTTTTGCCTGCTCCTTATTGATAATAAGCTCCCCATCGGGACCCTTGTCGTAACCGAGGAAATTGGAATAGCCGAGGCTGACCTTTCCGTCTGCGAAGGACTTTCTTCGACCCCATGAGGTGTTTTCCGAAATCGACCTTGCTTCTTCCTGCGCAAGTGAGGACATGATTGTAAGCAATAATTCGCCTTTGGCATCGAGGGTGTAAATGTTCTCCTTTTCGAAGAAAACCTCCACACCTTTCTCCTTGAGCTGCCTAATAGTTACAAGGCTGTCGACCGTGTTTCGTGCGAAGCGGCTGACGGACTTGGTGAGAATGAGGTCAATCTTCCCGGCAAGGGCATCTTCTATCATTCTGTTAAAGCCGTCACGCTTTTTGGTGTTCGTACCGGTGATACCCTCATCGGAGTATACTTCGACAAAGACCCATTCCGGGTTCGCCTGAATTTTCTGCGTGTAATAACTGACCTGCGCATCAAAGGAGTTTTCCTGTTCTTCCTTTGCCGTTGAAACACGGGCATAGGCTGCGACCTTTCGCTTTCGTGTGAAGGTCGAATACTGTGCCGACAGCGTTGGCTTCGTGGCTTCAATTTTTTTGACTGTTTTATTTGCCATGATTTGCGTTCCTTTCCTTCGTCTTTCTTCCAGCGGCGGCTTTCATTTCATCTGTCCAACTTTCGGAGCGTGAGCGGTCTTTCCAGACATAATCCGTAGTCGAATCGTCCGTAAAAATGAAACGGAGCAGATTTCCCGGATGGGCCTCTATCGTGCAAATCTGCGTTTCAAATGCCTCGTCCGAAAATCCGTCCGTTTTCAAAATTTCTGCCGCCGCCCGTTTCAGCGTTTCCTCCGGGATGACCTTTGAGTCCGGGCAGTATTTCTTTCCTTTGGAGTTGTAGGTCGAACAGCACCAGACGATGTTATAAGGTGTTGTCTTTCGGCGATAATTCTTTCCGCAGCATGAGCATCGGATTTTCCCGGTAAAACTGCTTTTCGAACCAACCGGCTGTGTTTTTTCTTTTGCTCTGCGTTTCAATTCATCTTGAACCGCCATAAAGATCTGTCTGGTAACCACCGCCGGATGATCATCCTCGACAAAATACTGTGGAAGTTCACCGGTGTTGTAGCATTTTCTTTTTGTAAGATGGTTTTCACGATATACTTTTTGAAGCAAAAGGTCTCCGCAATATTTCTCGTTTGTCAGGACTTTCCGCACGGTTGTCGGATGCCATTCGTTTCCGAAGATGCTGTATAGCCCTTCTTCATTCAAGGTGTTGGCGATTTTCTGAAGACCGTATCCGACAAGGTATAAATCAAATATGCGTTTTGCGGTTTCGGCTTCTTCTTCAACGAGTGTTATTTCACCGTCCACCAGACGGTATCCGAGCATGGTGCAGGTGGAAGCCCGTCCTTCCTCAAAGCCCTTGCGGATTCGCCATTTGCAGTTATCGCTGCACGAAAGGCTTTCTGCCTGGGCGAAAGAAGCGAGGAGCGTCAGCACGACTTCTCCCTCGGCACTCAAGGTGTAAATGTTCTGTTCTTCAAAGAAAACATCAATACCGAGGCTTTTGAGTTCACGCACGGCTTCAAGAAGCGTGACCGTGTTCCTCGCAAACCGAGATATGCTCTTGGTAATGACCATATCGATGTTTCCGCTCCTGCATTTGGTCAAGAGAAGCTGAAACTGCTCACGGTTGTCCTTGGTGCCTGTTTTCGATTCGTCAGCGTAGACTCCGGCAAACCGCCATTCCGGGTTCATCATAATGTAGTCACGGTAATAATCGATCTGCGCCGCCAAGGAATGCAGCATAGTGTCCTTGCCGCAGGAAACTCTGGCATAGGCCGCCACACGTTTTGTACGAGGGGTTTCCGCTACGGCAGGGGCAATGTTTACGATAGTTTTTTTCATTGTATCCCTCCTTTGGTATCGGACATATTAACTCTGATTTTGAAATATATCCAGTCAATTCGGAGGAATAAATTGAACGAAAACAGGAAGGTATTTTTCGGTGAGTATTGTGTCTATCACACTATAATCCTCTGTGGAAATCTGTCCGTTTTTCAGCATTAGCCGAAACGGTGCAATGCTCGCCTGATATTTGATTTCCGCTGTTATCTGCTCTTTAGTCACGGGCTTCACCGCCTTTGAACCTTGTCTCCACATAGCATTCGTGGGAACAGTATTTTCTGCGGCTGTTTCCATAGGCGGTAAAGGACTGACCGCATCCGGGACAAACATATTCATAAACCGCTTTCTGTCCGACACGCTCTGGGTGAGCGTTCCACCATTTCTGTCTACACTTCGGCGAACAGAAACGCTTCGGTTTTCTGCCGGATATCTGCGTTATCGGCTTTCCGCATTCCGGGCAGATTCCCGCTGTCTCTTTCGGTTCTTCGGTGCTGTCGACCGTGATGTTGTTTCGGCGGCAGAAGGTCTTGACGGTATCTCTCGAAACGGACAGAGCTTTGGATATTTCAGAATAGCCGCATCCGGCTTTTCTCATTTCGGCTATCTTTGTTTTCTGATGGTCTGTCATGTGTGAACCACCTCCTCACTATTCCATGAACATGAGGAGGGCATTTCGGAAAAAAACAGGCAAAAAAATAAAGCCCACCGAAGAAAAAATCCTCGATGGGCTTCATATCAGTTAGGGATATTCAGCTTCATGCCGCTGTAGATGACATTGCTTTTCAGCCCGTTCAGACTGACGATCTCCTTGTAGCGGCTGCCGTTGCCGAGATACTTCTTGGCGATTGCCCAGAGGGTGTCACCATGCACCACGGTGTGGATGCGGTAATCCTCGGAGGGTTTCGTGCCTGCCACGGCGAGCGCAGAGGTCTTGACCGGCGACATGATGGCGTACCTGCCGGATTCATCTTTGTTGATGACGGCACGGTCGCCGCTGACCTCGACCACATACCAGCGGAGCTTCTTCACCCAGCCAGGAATGGCTTTGCCGTTATAGTATGTGCTGCCCGTGATGGTCACGAGGTCGCCAGCTTTGATTGTGCCAGTGGGCTGGGTCGGTTCGATCGGCTTCACCTCGCTGCCGAGAGCTGCCGTGACCTTGGATGCCAGCTCACCCATACGGGCATACATCCAGTTACCGGGGCAGCTCTTGTTTGCAAACCATCTGTGGACGGTCAGCACCATCTCGTCAGACTTCGGAGTGTAGTTCAGCGTCTTGGTCCTATCGCCGAGCCAGAGCAACTTGGTTTTGCCGTTGCGCTTGCAGATGTCGGTGCAAAGCTCGATGAGTCTCTTGTACACCACATCCTTGAAAGCGTAAGGCTCGGTGTTGTCGCTGGCACACTCAATGGTGACAGCTCTCTGGTCGTTGGCTGCGGAAGAGGAACACCAGGAGCGGTTTTTCTCTTCCACATACATCCCGACCCGACCGTCCACGCCGATGCCATAGTTGCTGCTTGCCTGCCGTGAGGTCGGCAAGAAGATGTTGCCCAGCGTTTCCACACTGCACTGACCCACCACGCAGTGCGGCGTGATGCGGTCAATGCTGTGGGTGCGCTGCCCGGAGTGGTTCGGGCTGAGTTTGGTGTAGGACACCAGGGGGCTGTTCGTGTAAGCCATGTTATTCATCCTCCTTTTCACTTCGGTCATGAAGCTGCTCCAGAACGGATTTCAGCTTCTGCGGAATGGGCAGTCCCAGGTATGCGGCGTTCTCCAACAGGGACACGCCCTCATTCGATAGGTAGAAGAAAATGACGGCGGTACGCATCACCGAACCGCTGCCGATGACGCGGGTGTCGAGAATATGCCCGATGCCAACCAGAGCGAAGATGAGCACCTTTTTGAAAATGCCCTTGAAACCGACTTCGCTGGACAGCTTCTTATCCACCACGGCGCACATGATGCCGGTGATGTAGTCGATGACTACGAAAGCCAGAAGCGCATAAAGCAAGCCGTCACATCCTCCCAAGAACCATCCCAGCCAGCCGCCGATTCCGGCGAACACCACCTGAATGGTCGTCCAGAATTCTTTCATGTTGTTTGTCCTCCTTTGAAATTTGAAAATGAGTATGAAAAAAGGCACTCCGCAGAGCGCCTTGATTCCGAAAAATATTCTTTATGTTACTGTGGTCAGCGACACCGTGTGCCACGAAGACCATGTGCCGCCATAGTTTCCCCGAATATACATCCTTGAGCCGTTATAGACGGTGTACCGCTGCTGAATAAAGTAGCTCTCCGGCAGAAAGACCTCCAGCATACCGATTGTGGTGGTCGGAAAGTGCTTTTCCGTGGAAGCGGAATACGCAAAATAGTAGCCGGGAGTCTTTACATTGTTGAGGTCGGTGGTCGAGCCGTCCACTCTGCCCATTTTGCCGTGGACATTGACGCCATTCATGTGAATATTGCCGTCCACATCCAGTGTGGCTTGCGGGTTCGGAGTGTTGATGCCGACCTTCTTTTTTCGCAGCGCAATGAGCGGCGTGCCCTGCGGAACAGTAAAATACAGATCCAGACTGCTCAAAGAATAGAGCTTGTCTTGGATCTGCAAATGGAAGTCGTAGGAACTGTTGGCATCCAGATTGCACAGTTCCAAATTGGAGTAGCTGAAAGAGGTTCCGTTTTTTGTCATGCCGGAATAGATGCTGGTGTAGCTGCCGTAGCTGCTCTCACTGGTTTTCTTGTACCGATACCGCACATAAACCACGCTGTTTTTCTGCGTCCCGTCTACGGTCACAGCAGAAATAGAGCCACTGAATTTGAGCTGCATTTCCGCTTCAATATCGTTGGTTCGCCGGAGCGTTATCGAGGATATTTTCGGCTTGGTGTACGGAATGACCGTCACCGTCCGTGAAGTTTCGGCGGTGTAGCCGCGGGAGTCCGTGACCGAGAGCGTGACCGTCACACTGCCGGACTTGGCAATCTTTCCGACTGTGATAGCAGACCCGGTTGAATTGGATACGGATAAACCGTTGCAGGACGCTGTGTAGTTAGAAATGGACGCTCCGTTCTTCGCAGTCGCTGTTCCCGGTGTAACCTTGAGAGTCGAGTAGTCCTGCACGAACAGTTGGTCGTTCCCCGTGAGGTTCTTTGTGGTCGTGTAGCTGTCGGCATAAGTGAATCCGCTTATGGTCGGAGCAGAATTGGTTGCCGTGGTCAGTACCGTGGCGGTCTTACTTGAGGTGCTGCCGATCTGCGTAGACCCGCTGTAAGACGAAACCGCAAAGGTACCTGTGAACGATTTGATGGACGCCAT